GGCACAATGTGCGGCCTATTAAATTAAGGTTTATTGCAGTCGGTACAAGTCTTTAATTAAATTTTCAAGTTCACCTAGCGCCCCCTGCATTTTTAGTACGTTATGTTTTTCGTGTCGCAGTTGCGACAGCATGGATTTATGGCGCATAGTCAGAAGCTTAATGACCTTTAAACCTACAATTGGCCCAATATCAATCATCAATGATTTTTCGGCAGAGTCGTACTGGTTAGAATATTCGGCCACATGGGGTAATAAATTGACCATAGTTAAAATCCACTCCCAGTCTTTAGTTTTATCTTGGCTTCTGTTCTGAATGTTTCCCAATTAAGCTTTAGTTTTTGCTGCTCCATCGTATGACGACTTTCCATATCTTTTATTTTCTGCTCTAACTCTTCTTTTTTAAACCCTTGGGATTGAGCAAACATAGCCATTTGTAATCGCTCTTGATTTTGCGCCAGCATAATTTTAAATTCGCGCTCTTTATTTTTATCCTCCATCTCCATTTGCTTGATCTGGGCATCACTAATTTCAGGCTCCTGCTGTTGCGATGCTTGTTTCTGTTGCTCCACCTCGTATTCATCATCGTCCATCAATACATCCGACACAGGCAAGTATTGAGATTTTGCCCACTCACGAATAATTCCCGATACCTTTGTGCGGCCACGAACATCAGGGTCTTGCTGGCTTATTTGCAGTAGCCCCAGCAAACTCTGCCCCATTATTTCTTTAACGAGTAATGTGGACGTGCCCTTAGCCTCGACCTCAAAATCCCCTTTTATTGACTCGTCTTCGTTAAAATTCATGTTCCAATTGTAATAACGAGAAATTAGCGATGATGTAATGCCGTCGTCCCATTTTCTAACCACTCGCCTAAATACCGCGCCCACGCTGTTCATTAGCATGGCCATGCCGCCCATAGTGTCGGTGGCCGTGCCCTGCTCGCCACCAGCTAACTGGGGAACCTGTACCTCTTCATCGTACAATTCACGGCACATCTGGTAAATGTTACTACATGCCTCTTGGTTGTTCGGCAGCGAGAAAATATGAAATGCCTTAGTCACATCATCTGTACGCTCGGCCTCCCACATTTTATTGCGCTTCATTTTATCATCGCCATCAGCTCCATTTACCATGCCGCGCACTCGCACGAGCTGTACACCAGCCGCCTTATCGTTATTATCTAGCATGGCGCTCCACGCATCGGTCATGCTGTTTTGGGTACCTGCACCACAATGACCCAAGCTGTAACCAAAAAGACCGTGTTCATCATCCTCGTAGCAGGCGATGCTATAATTTAGCTCGCCATCTATGTCGGCCATGGGGTCGATAATAATTTTCAACGCTATTGGCCCGCAAAACCATATACGGCCCTCGTGTGCCACTGTGGGGTCTTCTATATCGTTCTCGGTAATCCCCATGCCACCAGCCAGTAATACCTCGGCCTCTATCGGCCCTTGATACTCCCACAGCTCATAACGGCTATCGTCGGTAATACTGGTCGTGTCATTGGCCGCACGACCCTCTTCTTTAACCTGATCGTTGCCAACATGGGTTGATGCGGGGTCAGTCAATAAAAGGCGCTTTATCTGCCCAGGAATAAACCCTTTTTCTTTGGCCATACGTCGCAGTTGGCGCTTCGATAAAAATGAGCGCTCGAAACTAAAATCCATCTCTTCGGCTTGGCAGGCCGACATATCGGGCACAAAATCATTGGGATGAACCGCATAACAAACAGGCACATGACGGCTTAGCATTTTTTGCTCATACCCACCCTCACCCATTATCCACGCACTTTTTGCGCGGTTCTCCACATCTGGCCCCTTCATGATCGCGGTGCCAAATTTAACCATCCAGTACAACGCCTGCCTGCTCTCAGACAGATAGTTGCTCTCTGTTAATTGGTCATCAATAGTTTGAGACATAGCCTCGCACGCTTCTTTTGCCAACTCGACTTTGCGGCGGGCAATGTCGCCCGTGGTGACTGGTGCGCCAGTCTCTTCATTTTGGAAATTTTCACCATTCACTTGTACGAGGTCTTCGCTGTCAAAATCCTTAACCAGCTCGGGCAATGGCGTTGAATTAATCCCCCAGTTTTTTTCGTTGTTCGGCATGAGTAGATCGCCAATGCGACTAATAGCAATATTACCCTTGGCGCGAGTGACATTGGGAACTGCGCGAATCTGGCCGTCGTGACGCTCTTTGTCATAACCAATGTCGTCACCTAACCAACGTCGATTATCTAATATCCATCGCTGCTCGATAGGCTCCCGTAATTGTAGGTTTTCCTGAAGCAAGCCTTGCAGTATGCCGATTGAATTATCCAGCACATTGAGTATTTCTACGGCCCGTATCTGATTGTCGTCTGGCTCGTGTAATGCGTCACCCGCCCCGCTAGCGCCCTTTAATTGCTGGGCATCGTACATATCCAGCTCGCTCTCTTCGTGCAACTCAAAAGCCCCCATTGCTTGGGCTTCGTCATCATCAAACGGCATTGAGTGTTTTGAATCCATAACGGTTTTTAATGTCCAAGGTCAAATATTGGAGGGCATCGTGATGTGAAAAGTTGTTTTTATTGGGCTGATTTTGATACGTCACGCCTGAACCAGCATCGTGTTTGATTTTATAGTGATAACCGCCCTTCATGCCGCCCACGATCATCTCGCACCTAGGGTCTATGAGCATGGCGGGCATATCATTGGTGCTGGGTATCGTTCTACTCAGAAAAAATCTAACGGACTCGATACGCTCCGTGGGTTTATTGCTGTCTGCGGGCAGAGTGCGAATATTCATACATGAAAGCCCCTCGTCCAATATCTCAAAACATGAACGCTCGTTTGTATCCCACGCCGTGCCTGACGGGTCACCTACTGAAATTATCGGCTTGGCCTTGTTAGCTTTGCGGTAGTGCTTTAGCAGCACAGGCAGAACCTCCTCACGGACAAAACGCTCTATGCCCATTCTGTCGGTGACAATCTCCTTCAATATTCTGACCTGCCCAAGTGGCGTTATCTGGCCGATAATGCAGGCGGGGGTTAGTCCAAAATCCCAGCCTAACCACACTTGGCACTTGTCGATAACGGCCAACTCTGCCGTGCTGATATGTACAGTTGGCGTGAAAAAGTCGCGGTAAACCCCCTGCCCCTCGATGATTAAACCGAACTGGTTTAAAACATAAACATTGATCCATTCCTGATCTTTGCCGCCTAGCATTTCCAGCCAGTAGTTATAAACTAGCTGCTGGTTTTTGGCGTTCTCGGCATCGGGATTAGGCACATAATCGCCAGCAATGGTCTTAATCAGCGCAGGCGGCTGAACATAAAACTGCCACCCCCGACCCTCTTGCGGCGGATTTCTTTCTAGCTCGGCATACCAGTGCTTTTCATCGGGGGCGTTGGTATCCATTATCACGCCGTTCCATGTAATGGGTGCCCCGTGGGCCTTGCCAGGATAACGGCCAACCCTTGAATCGACGGCATCTATAATGCTTTTAATGAGCTGGCGTGACTCATTTAAAAAAGCACCTGTCAGCTCTAAACTTAGTAATTTACCTAAATCACGAGGCTTATCTAACGGCATAAAATACCACTCGGACTCAACCCTAGTGCCATCCGGCAAATTCAATTTAATTAAACCCGTTATAGGTGATCCGTAGGTAATGCAAAGTATTGGTTCGGGTAAAAAATCCTGACAGGATTTAATAGTGGTAGATTTCAGCTCTGGAAAACTGTTTCTCACGATAGCGAATCTGGTGCGCCTAACCCCATCATGGCCAGCCTCTTGAGCTAGTGCGCGCATGAATAGCTCCATGATGCACATTACAGATTTACCACTGCCAATCGGCCCGCGAACACAGCGAATCTTGCTGCTCAGGTTGGCGTGAAAACGCCTTGCGGTGGCCTCGGCAATATAGCGGCGCTTAATGCTCTCTTTGCCATTAGCCATTATCGCCCCCTAAATCCATCTCAAGAACAAAGTCCACGCCGCCCTTGTTGGTCTTTTCAAATACCTGATGATGACGGCCTAATAATTCCAATGCGTTCAATTTATTGTGGAATTTTATCTCTGTTTTTGCGGCTGTATAGGCGGTGGCGGGTGTCACTTTAATGCTGCTAATGGTAGCCGTGGCCGATTTTGGGAGTTTTTCTAAATCCTTGATCCCCAATACTCGCTCTGAGTTCGGGTCGTCAGCGTCAACTTGATACTCGAATACGTCCATTACGTTGCCAAACGCAATATATTCCAACTCTTCTATTACATCGTCGGCGCTACTCTCTATGCCCTTGATTCTTTGCGCGCTTAATTCTGCGACCAATGCTTGCACATCGGGGCGCTTAAAATAATCGCTGCCCCTGTTTCTGGCGGTGCTCTCTTTGTAGCCAGCCCGCATCATAGCCGCCACCCAATTTAGGTCTATTATGTACTCACAACAGGCCATTTTTAGTTTGGGCGTTATTACCTGCTGCCGTTTCTTACCCGCATTCATCCATTAGTACGCCCAATCTCTTTTAGATAACGGTCTAATGAGTGCTGAATATGTGTTTCAACATTAACGATTTCACGCGATAGCGAGACATTGCCCTCTTTGACCATTTCCGTGATTTCGTCTTTTTTCAAATATCGCTCACTAAGTAAAATTTGCAGCTCGTGTAATTCAGAGCGCACATCATTAATTTCAGAGTAAACCTTGGCCAGCTCACTATGTAACAGCTCGCCCGCTTTAACGTCTTTTTGTTCTATGGTCACCGACAGCGCAGAGATTGATTGATTGATTCCCGCCTCTATACGCCCGTTACGCCAAAAAATAGCACTTAGCGCCGCAACCAATCCCACTACAAACGAGGCCACCTGAAATAAATTAGCGTCCATTGCTGGTTGTCCCCTGTTTTTTATCGTACGTCCTCAGTGTAGCCATGCCCAGCATGGCCAATACCAACTCCATCAACGAGCCGTCATTAACAGGATACGGGGGGATAATGACCCACCCGCCATGATAAATTGCCACCACCCACACCACCGCGCCCATAAAAAATTGAGGCACATAAAAACAAAATAATGATAAGCCAGCGACCCAGCCGATAAATGGCCTCCAACCTGATACAAAAATGCTTTTGTGTGCGGCCTCAATTTTGTTTAATTCAATCTGTAATTCGGCGGGATGCTGTTTGAGTTTTTCCATCAAAAGCTTGGCTTGGGCGCGTTCATCATCACTGGTGAATATTTGATCAAGGGCATTACCTGCCGCACCAATCACATCACCCGCGCCCTTGCCCGTAAAAAAACTCAGAAAACCCATTAGCCCACAACCCCTTGTATTCTCAACACGAAATTTTTAGCATTGAGGGTGTCTACAAAATTACGCAACGCCAGCCCACTATCGAGCACAGCTAGCTGGCTACCAGCGTTTGCTCGGCTTAGTGCGCCAATGCGCTTACCTATCACCAGACAGCCCTCAACATCGCTTTTTAGGTTTTTGTTTGTATCGCCCACGAAATTACCCACATGAATTAATATGTGGGTGCGATTGGGCACATTATCTAATTGATAGACCTCGCCAAATTTAGGGCTTACGATGCGGCGACAGACATACTCACCTGTGGGAATACAGCTCACATTCTGTTTATTGTCCTTCCATGGCAGTTCGCCCATCAAGAACAGCTCACCTTCGGGCATACGCACAACTGAATATGTGCCGTATTGATTGCTTTGGAATCGAGTCATGCTAACAACAGGCATGATTCGCATAACTCCAACTGACGACTCCATAATTTTCTCCAGACATAAAAAAACCCAGCCTGTTTAGGGGCTGGGCAAAGTGCAGA